TATATAAAAAGGCAGAACTAAAATACATATTGGTGAAAGATATTGAAAGAATATTAAAAGAAACATCAATTGACTGTCCTCTAAATTATCATGCTAATGTTTTTCCAGAAGAGGTTGAAAAATATAAGAACTGTGTTGTACCTGCAAAATATAATTTATTGACTGATAAACAAAAAGAGAAAGTAACATTATGTCCCGCTGCATGTGATTTTCAAGATTGTTCTTATAAATGTTCCAACAAAAAACTTAACGATGAATATTATGATGAAAAAAATCATTTATATACTAAAATTTCAAAAAAAGAATTAGATTACACTACATTCACTACTGTTCTCAAACGTAATGAAGTTAAATTGGTTAAAGAAAAAATTAAAGAACTCTTCAAATATAAATATGTATATACATTAAATGAATTTGAAAAAATTATTAAATCTGCCTATAATGATGAAAAAGCTGAACTATTTGAAGATTTCTTCATTTATCAAGCATTAAACGAACTTATCCCTCTCGATGAAAACGATTTTAATAACTTCGAAGACACCATCTATGATAAATATAATGTCCCCGGTTATCTTATATATCGTAATATCTATTATATTTTTCAACCATTCGACCAAAATGAAGATGTCCCAATGTGGTACCGTTCTAATTATCAATCCGAATTGTATAACTATCTAACCATATTTGACTATCTAAAAAATTCTGACAAATTTAATAAAGAACTTAATAAAGATAGTTCAGATGATGGTACGGCTAAAACTATTGATACAACTGCATTATTAACTGTTAAAAGCAAAGCATACGATTATTCTAACATTGAATATTATAATGAAAAAGAAGAATTTGAATATGTGGGTATTATTGACAAAGGGTCTGCACGAATTAAATCAAATAATGAAAATAAAGAAGATGTATTTAAATTACGATCTTCCAGAGAAAAGATTTTGAAAAAAAAGAGAGGTATTGGTATCCCAAGTATCAAAGGTTCGGTATGTAATACGAGCAAAGATAAAAAATTGTTAGTAAAAATTGCTGAAAAAATTGGTATTGAAAACATTGATGCATATGTTAATGACACACGATTTACTATTTGCGATCAAATCAAAAACAGATTATTGTTCTTAGAAAAATTTAGTACTAATAAACAGAAAAATAAACTCGTATATATGATTATACCTGCTAACCATCCCAAATATACATTCCCATTTAATCTTGAAGATAGAATTAAATATATTATAGATCAATTACAATCTAAAATATCAGTATCTTTAAAAACAAAAGTTGAAAATATAAAGAATGGTATATTTGAGGATGTAAGGGACAAAGAATTTGCAAGATATAAACTAACTATAACTAATAAACCTGATGAAATCAGTGAATATTCCAACTTATTGAAAAAAAATAACTTTTCTTTGGAAAAAGATCAATGGACTACTATTATTGAATAAAAATTGAAATTTTTATTATCATGCAATTTGTATTATATTATATTTATATACTATATAATATAATGAATATCTCAAATACATCTAATAATATAATTATTGACGAAGTTGCTACTATACACTTAGAAACTCTTTCAATTACGGATCCAATAGAAGTAAATCAAATTGAAGTTAATATTGAGAGTGATACAGTCGATATATCCAATGTAAATAATATAAATGAAATATATGAAAATGATATTACTAAAAAATGGATCAAATTAATACCATTAAATAAAACAATTTTATTTGATGAATATAATCACAAAAATTTATTTAAGTTAGTTGCTAATGTAGAACTAGATAATGCAATGAAGTCAAATGGAACTAAACAAAGAAATACATTAATACAGTTCAGTCCAGTAATTTCCAATGAAGAATTTAAAGAAAAAACAACCGAATGGATCTATATTTTTACTATAAATGGAAGAATAGTTAAAATTGGAGGTACCAGAACTGGATTAAAAGGCAGAATAGGTAGTTATTTATGCGGACATCATGTTGAGGAACGTGGTAAGTCTGGAGATTGCTCTAAAACAAACGGATATATTTATAATACATTTGTTTTCTATCTAAATGCCGGATGCGAAATAAAAATGTATGCATTTTCTCTGCCAAATATTGAAGTTGAAGTTGATATATTAGGTATTACCACTAAAGTACTATCACAAACATATCATGCATATGAAAGTACAATTATGAATGCATATAAAAAAAATTATGGTAATATACCAGTATTATGTGATAATAGTGATCCCGAATATAGAGATTAATAATCTTCTATAAATTTTCATTTATATAATTTATTTCTTCATTAGTAATATTGAAATATTCATATATATCATTAATATTACCATCATATTCAATGTCTGGTTTGGGAAAATGTTGCAATATTCGTATATTATTAAAGTTTCCCCATCTACAAATATTATTTATAAATACATACAATGGATGCTCCAATATTTTTTTATATTTGATTGCTTCATCTTCAGTATTACATCTAATAAATACAATTGATTGTGTCATACCACAATTATCAATAAATACATTATATTTATCAGTTGTACTAATAAACACTTTAAATCCATCTTGAAATTTGTGAGGTCTTGATGCATATACTGTTTGACTTGGTGTATGTATCAATTTATATTTATATACATCTGTTTCTTCGCTCGAAATAAATTCTTTTTTAGTATAATGATGTAAATCACTACTTGTTCTAACATCGAATTTTTCTAAAAATCCATTATCAATTGTTTTTTCAAAAATACTATTCACTTTTTGACTATATAACATCGGTATATATTTTCTTTTCTTTGAAACAACCGTATCATTGTATTCATTTTTCTTCCAAATACCTGAAATATTAATATTTTTATAAAACGGTCTGTTTTGAATTACATACCATGTAAAACTGGAACCTATCTTTTTAAAATATTTTTTAGCACTGTGAATGTCTAAATGTATAATTTGAAGGCTCGTAATTATTTCAATTAATAGATTTCTATCAGCAAATGACATCCAATTATCTGGAGTAATAAATAGTAAATAACCGTCTGGTTTTAACATCTTTAATGCTTTTTCAATAAAATCTTTTATTAAATTATGATTTTTTGATGCTCTCTTTCCATTCTCTAATAATTTAGCATAAGGAGGATTTGCAACAATTAAATCATAATGATTTACTAAATCAAATTCTAAAAAATCATTATTTGATATTTTCAATTGATATTTATTAGAACAATATATTGATTTAACATTATTCAATCGATCATTATTAATATCATTAAATTCAATTATGTTCTCCAAAATATATTTATTATCATATCTTTCTCTCAACTTAAATGTTATTGGTAATTCAAAATTACCATTACCACAACATGGATCTAATATTTTTAAATTTTCTCGGTTCCATAATTCATCTGGAATTTTGCAGATCATCTCTTTAATACATTCAATCGGTGTTGGCTCATCATTACTGCTTTTATAAGTCGATTTATCTAAATTCAAAATAGTATCATAATATTTTTGAAGATCTTCAAATGATGAATTATCTATATTAGGACGTGAATTTGAAACTATATCTACATTTGGAGTTGCAATTATATTTTGTTTTGATCCGGCTGAAAGAGTAATTTCTTGAATAGATAATGAACCAATGTTTGATACAATGTCTTCATTTGAATTTGCAACTGCTTTTTTTCTTCGTCTAGGATTTTCTTGGTTTTTCACGATCGGGCTTTTTAAAGTAATACGTTCATTCATTATATATATATATCTGTTGTTTTATCATTAAATAGACTAAATGATTAAAAATCAATTTTTTATATATAAAAAAATTGATTTTCTAACTATATAACTTAAATATTATATAGTTATATAATTATATAACTATATAATGGCATTACAACAAATATTCGTCGATTTGATATTACACGATATTATACCTGCTGAACCGTGGCAGCTTAATAATGAATTATATTTACATCTTAAACAAAATCTAAAAAATAAAGTAGAAAAAAGATGTATCGACGCAGGATATATATGCAAAATAAGTGACATTGTTGATTATAAAGATGGCTATATGTTAGCTGAAGATTTTAGTGGCAATGTGATGTTTAAAATTAAATACAATGCAAAAGCATGTATCGTAGTTCCAAACATTCAAATCATCTGTAAAATAAATCAGATGGTAAAGGGAATTATAGTAGCACACAATGGACCAGTAGTTGTTTTAATCAAATATATTGATATCAATACGAATGTATTCAAGATAGGTAATACGGGTAATGTAGTTCATGTAAAATCAAACAAACAATTGGCTCAAGACGTCTATATAAAAATAACGGTTAAATCAAAAAAATCGTACAATGGAGAAAGTCAGCTTGGTGTGATTGGATATATTGAAGATCTTGCAACCGACGAACAAATTAATGAATATATGTATAAAGAGTATGATGACGATGGTAATTACATTAAAGCAAAAACAATAAAAAATATTGTTATGAATGAAGATGATGGTATAGATGATTTACAGACAATTAAACCAGAGAATGTAGTAGAAAGTGCAAAAGATAATTCCAAAAAAAATGATGGATATATAATGGATATATAAGAATTAAAATTAAAATAATAATAATGTGTTATAATTTAAAAAATATAATCTGAGAATAGAATAGAAGGATGGATGAATATTCATTAATATCATTATCAAGTATAATAGAAGACGGATTTAATAATAAGTCGAACCAGAACATGGAAGAAAATAATAATATGTTTCAAGACGAAACAATTTATCGTCAAAATGATGAAACATCTCATAAAAAAAAGATGTTTAGAAGTAAAGTATATTGTAGTAATTGTGGAAAATACGGACACCTATATAAAAAGTGTTTAGAACCAATAACATCAATAGGAATAATAAATTTATATTTAATGGATTTAAAACTAGATGTTTTTTTTATGAATAAATATGTAATAAAACACATAATTCAAAAATATAAACAAAATAATTACAATATAAAAAACATATTATTGCATAAATTTAATGAGAAAAATAATGTGTCTCTAATCAAAGATACAGATATTGAACCATATATTGAACGTGTTAAAAATAAATTAAAATTATTAATGATACGACGAAAAAATACTGTTGGTTATATAGAATTTGTTAGGGGCAGATATAACGAATTAAATAATGATTCTATATTATTTTTATTAAATCAGATGACACATGAAGAAATAAATTATTTGAAGTCAAATACGTTTGAGGATATATGGAATAAATTATGGAATGGGAAATTTATAGAAATATCAAAAAATGAAGTTCTTCATAACAGCATAACTTCAAATGTTAATACAGATAATCTTGATTCACATGAAATAAATATTATAAATGAAACTAATGAAAGCAATAAAATATCATCAAAAGATAAACATATATATGTAAAAGTACATATGAAAGAATATATTAGTTCAAACGAAAAATTTTCATATATTTTACAAAATAATATATTTGATCTATTAGAACCAAAATTACACATTTTATACGAACAACCAGAATGGGGCTTTCCTAAAGGAAGACGTAATATACACGAAAAAAATATAGATTGCGCTGTTCGTGAATTTGAAGAAGAGACTGGAATAAATGGATCCAATATAGAGATAATGGATAGGATATATCCATTAAATGAGACGTTAATAGGAACTAATAATTTAAATTACAAACATTTATATTATTTAAGTATAGGTAAGTTAGAAGATATAAATTTAGATTTACCGAGTCAGAAGATAGAGATAGGAGGTATTGGTTGGTTTTCATATGAGGAAGCAAGAAATATGATAAGACCTTATCATATTAATCGATTAAGAATACTGGACGAGATAGTATTATTTTTAGCACATAATTTAAAATATTATGCATCATATAACAAGAGTATATTAGAGTAAATTTTTGAGTATAATTTTTTGTAATGAAATAACATGTTTAGAGTCGTATTCGTTATTGAGCCATTGATTAATATCAATATCAACTTGTGATAATATTTCATCACGAAAGTCATTAAGTTTTTTTGAAAAATTACGTATAATATTTTTAAATGATAAATTATTATATTTAATATGTGTTATTAGTTCTTGAACGAGTTTAGATTGGGAAACATTTTGATATTTAAGTCTATAATAAACATACCACAAAGCCCATGCAGCGCAAAAACCCCCAGGATCCCCAATTTTTTTATTACTTTCAATATTTTCAAACATTTGAAAACCAATTTTTGGTAAGAACATTTTAGGTGTAATATATTTCATATTTTTAAAATATTTCAAAAAATAGTTTTTCAATATATTATCCAATAATTTACCGTTATAATTAAATCTTGGTGGTTCATCTGAACCATTTGGTTCAAATCGTTCTAATGTATCATTTCTTTTGTCATATATCAATATATTCGCATGAGCTCCATTTTCTAGTTCTATACCGATTGGAATTATAAAATAATTAATATTTTTATTTTTTAAAAACAAATTAATTATGTCTTCAAAATTGTCAGGAAAAAACAAATTTTGATACAACCATTGAATCTCAAAATTTAAAAAATCATATGTATTCTTCCTTATTCCCATCTGTGCATAATATTTCTTTAGTTCTGCATTTTCTATTATATTAGTATTGTTTAATGTCGACACTATTTTATTTTTTTCATGAAGCATCTTTAATCCACATATTATATCAATCGATGAACCTGTAAATGTCGTAAATAATATATTGATGCTTTGATCCATCTCTACCATGCAATATGCTGTCTTCTTCTCTGGTATTGACCGTTTCTTCTCTATTATGTTTTTTTTAATATATTCTTTGCATGTTTTTTCATCTTGTTTTTTTAAAGAACATTTATTTTCCCATTCATTAATATATTCAATTTTATTGTTTATAAGTGAATAATAGTAACTATCAACGATAATATTTAATAATAGATCAAATTGTTTGCTCTTACTTAACATATCAAATGGAATCATATTATCAATATTTTTAATAAAAATATTATTTTTTGTAATTTTCAATATATTTCTATAATTGTACCAAAGATCATTTTTTGCCAATATATGCCATATCGTGTTTCCATTTATGTCCTGTTTGTTTAATTTCGTTTTATTAAACAATAAATCAATATTGTATTTATTCAATCTATCCATAATTTCATCTGGCATGTTATTAACTGTATCATTCAATAGTAAATGTAATGGACTCATGCCATCAATGTTTGTTAAATTAAAATTTGTCATCTTGTTAATTAACATATTTGCAATCACATAATTATCTTCAATTATTGCTATATGTAGTGCCGTATTTCCGTTCGCATTCTGGATATCCAGATTTGGATTCTTTGTTAATAACTTTTTTGTTATATTTATATTGTTTAATGATACTATATACATTAATGGAGTTATTTGCTCGTCATTATCCATTATATCTATATTTATATTTTTATTACTATTTATTAATATATCAATTATCTTCTCATCTTCATAATTACACGCTAAATGTAGTGCAGTTTCTCCAATAATATTTTGAGTATTTATATTGACATTTTCAATCTTCATAAATCTCTCTATCATATAATAATTTTTCTTTATTATACTCAAATGCAATGGCGAATAACCATCATTGTTTAATTTGTTAAACTGTGTTATATGGACGATCAATATATTAAATATTGTCTCATTACTGTAATATACTGCGTAATGTATCGGCAAATTACCATTCTTATCCACTATATCTATTAATGGAATACCCGCTAAGTTCGTGTTCTTTAATAATATCTCTAATATATCCTTATAATTATATTTTATCGGCGTGTATAATATACTATGACCTTCATCATCTATAAAATCTAATTTACAATGTTTTTGTAAAAGTACTTCAATTAATTCAATATTATTATACATGATAGCGTATTGTATAATATATGTATTACTGTTGTCTCTCAAATTTACATCTATAATACTATCTTTCTGTAATAATTCAATAACACGAATAAATTCCTTATTTTTAATCAATTCAAATACATGAATATTTGTTTCCATTATTATATCATGTTATTAAATTTTTTCAAACTATTATATAATTGTTCCTTATTAATTTCTTTCCCTAAATTTAAATTTAAATCTTTTTCTATAAATTTATTATTAACATTATTACCATTATTCTTGACTACGCTAATCAACGGAATTTCCATCACATTACCTGTCTCTATTTTATTTATTTCTTTCGGTATGGATCCTCCTTGTAATAAAACATTGGATCCATCTATTTTCTCTTTAACATCATTCAGTTGTCCGGAAACTACTTCATTCGCAACTAAATTTGGTCTTGTTTTTATTTTTAATGGTTCTATTTTCTTGTCAAATATCGATAATCCACTATCCACTTTGTTTAAATTCACATCATACTGATTCGAAACTGCTATCTCTGTATTTGATGGTTGAAATTGATTGGTCTGCACCTCTATTTTATCAATCGCAATTGGTTGGTCCCCTGCATTAACATCTATATTTTGTATTACTCCATCGTTCTGTATATCATTATTAGGTACATCATCCATTTCATTTTTAATATTATTCCCGTCTTTATTTAATAAATTAAAATCTGGATTTTTTTTATAAGATGTAGTATCTTCTTGTGTTTTACTAACTAAATTTAGTTTTTCTAATAATTTGTATAACAATGTATTTGGTGAATAGTTCGGATATATGTATCCTAAGATTGAGATAAACATTAATATTGACACAATTATTACTATGGTTTTGTTTTGAATTGGAACAAATTTAGATGCATTTAATAATTGTTCGTTTGAATAACCAATATCTACATTATTTCTTTTTAAGATAGTGAATGTTAGATTGCTTATAAAGGTAAAGTCATAGTCTCCATTATATGAATCTGCACTTACAATATAACACAATACTATGAAACATAAGACGATATGCCATATCAGTAAATTCTTAGGTAAAATAAATCCTGTTATTACAACAAATATTAGCAATATATCAATCATTCGAATGCATATTAATAATAATTTATCAATTAAAGACGATTTATTAAATATATCAATGAAAACTGAATAATAATTATTTATGAAATTACCAAGATAGTTTTCCTTTTCTTTCTCAACTATTAAAATATCCATATTATAATATTATATATAGAAAATAACAATTATTATTCTACTCTAAATAATATTTCACGAAACCATATCACTATCAATATTATTATACACATATATATTACATTCCTTACCATCGACCTATTACACCAGCCTTCATCATACATCCTATTGTAGTAATCCATATAACTCTTTTTACTCATCATCTCCTTGTTTAATGACATATTTACCAGGTTATGCATCTTTATCCACCATTCTAATAATTTATCACGATTTAATAAATCATCATCTTTTAATGGATTGAGTTTCAAATGATCCATATAATTATGACTACATTTTTGACAAGGTAATACATCGGCAACAGAGTAAAGAAAGGAAGCGAATTTTTCTTTTTGTGTATTAGTTGGATTATTTGGGTATGATAAAACAACGGAGTCTAGAAAGAACCATGCTTTGGGACCCCATATTACAGGATTTAAATTATTTCTATTATTCAGTTCATTATTTGGAATATCATTATTCATATATATATTTATATATAATATATATATAAATTTTTTATAATATCTAATTTTTAACAGTTTTTACGTATAATTCAAGACATCATTGATGATAATATTTCTTAACGGTTTAAAATATGCATATTTGTCGATATATTCTTGATTTAATATATGCCTCATCTTCTCCATTATCCATTTCATTTTAATATTGTTTAAACCTAATATATTACTATCATTATCTGATGATAAATGATATATATATTTAATAGGTAAAATTGTGGTGTCCGTGATTTTTGACGATGGATAGATGTATTTTAAATTATAGACATTATCAGTTAGCAAATTATAAAATTTTTTTTCTTCTGGATGATAGATACTCATATTGGACGGTGAAGCAAAGAAGAAACATTTTATTATATTTTCTTCAAAAATTGGCTCTTTCTTAATACTAACATTTCTATCGAACCAAACAAAATCCTCACGATTAATTTTTAATTTACTCATTAAATTGATATATATACTTAACATCTTCCTAATTTTCTCATGATCTAAATTACGATTTAGAGCCCATAATACTATTTGTTCGAATTCATCATCTGTCACATCATTACGTCTTAACTTTTGTTTACTATTTTTTTTATATTTGCTTAAACCTTTATTATCAGACAATAAGTTTAACTGATCTAATAAATTAATTTTTTTAAATATATTATATTCGTCCTTTTTAATTATATCCCACGGACTGTTACTCCCTTTGTTGTTTGTTATTATCTTGCTTTTATAATTCAAATATATTCCCTTATTTTTTTCGTATTCGTTTTTAAGTTTATCATCTGTTTTCTCATCTAACGGGTCCCATATTTTTTTTAAATAACTGAGATCCATTTGTAATTTATTAAATATATTATACAATGTTACTAAGTCACCATATTCATTTGTAAATTGAGATATTGGATTTTTTTTTAAATCAAATTTTCTTCCAGTTTCGTCCATTGGAATTAATAATTTCATTTCTGGACCAAATGCTAATAATGCGGCAATTGTTTTACAAACTTCTTTTTCTATTTTTAAATTTGAACCATATATTAAAGCACTTATACAATTACGTTTCAAAGCCTCATCCTTGATGTCAATATCATTTATTTCTATGTTTTCCATTAGATTCATTAACTTGTCTGCATATTCTGTTTTATTATAACTATCATTTAAAAAATCATTATATTGATATTTTATTATATTTACTTCTAATAATTTGTCGTTTAGTAGTTTTAAATACATCCCTTTAATATTGTTTATTCTGAATTGTTTTAATTCGTCTTCAATTGAATATAATTTTCCGGTTATCATGTTTGAATACAGCAAATCATTCACAATTGTAAATATGTTTATTATCTGTTTATCATCTATCCAGGGATACAGTCCAGTTATGGCATGTCTTGAACCATAATTCTCACTTGGATGAATAATATGAAATGAACCGAATAAATCTGTTAATGATGCCATATTATAACCAGTCTCATATCGATCTTGCGGTTTATATAAAGAATCACTCAAAATGTCATTGTTTTCTGTTAATTTACTGTCTCCAACATATAAATAATATATAATTTCTCCTTTCATATTTACATAAAAATATTGATACACCATTATTTCATATATGTTTTTCCATATATTTACTTCGTAATTTTTTGGTTTCATTGACATTATATAATTCTCATCAAAGTAATAATTAATTTCTATTCCATCAACAGTACTCCAATTTTGATTAACAGTACTCATATTATATGGATCAAAAATTGGATGAATAAAATAATTTTCATCATTTTTAGATCGCATTAACTTAAAAATATCATCACTAATATTTCCAGTACATATACCCAATGGACTTTT